GACATCTAATGGTTTCCATTGCAATTATTGGCGGTGGCTGGACTGGCTGCCATTTGGCGGCCTCGTTTATAAACGAGGCCAAAGTAACGCTTTATGAAAAGAACGAATGGTTAATTAGCGAAGCGTCGCTGATCAATCAAAATCGTTTGCATTATGGTTATCACTACGCCAGAGACGGCGCCACAAGGCGCCTTTGCCAATCCACTTTCCATCGCTTCCTAGCCGATTATGGGCACGTCGTTCAAGACGTGCCTCATAATTTCTATGCAGTGCCAGAGAAAGAAAGTCTTCTCGATGCAGAAACATTGTCTTTAATTTTCAAAGACTGGCCCCATCAGGAAATTAAAGACCACCCGCTCCTAAACACTTCTCTTGTTCTCGATACGCAAGAGAAATTTATTAGCTCTATTAAGGCTGGTAAATATTTTGATTTTCTTCTTGATCCAATTGTTGTTTACGAAGAAATCAAGCGCAATGATCTGGCCTTGCTCAAGCAAGATTATGATTTTGTTTTTGATTGTACTAATAATGCCTTGTTAAAACCAGCCAATGATTGCTTCTTTGAGCAAACAATGATGGCAATTTACAGTCCCAAACAGCAGCTTCCCTTTGAGGCCCTCACCTACATTGATGGCCCCCTTTTCTCCATCTATCCCTATTCTTCCTCCCTTTATTCATTGAGTCACGTCGAGCATGGCGTGCTCTCGCAGGGCGCCAGCTTTCCAGAGCGTCATTGGCCATGGGAAGAACTTCAACCGCATTGGAAGGCCATGGAGCGGCATGCAAAGCAATACTGGCCTGCCTTTGATGATTTCCTCAAGTTTGAATTTACTTGCGTATCTACAAAGGCCAAAACTAAAAACAAAAGTGCCAATCGCACGCCTGTTTTTAAAACGGAAGACAATCTTCTATCAATTTTTACTGGCAAGATTCAAGGCATCTATGCCATTGAAGAAACGGCTCGCCAGTTCATTGATAAATCTGCCTAAACAAGGGATATTCTCTCATATTCTGCTTGGCCTTAAATAATTCCCTAACAACGCCAAATGGATAGCCAAATGTTTCAAGCATTTTCCTGACTTGCTGATGTTCATACTTATTAAGCAACGGACCGTTGTCCGTATCGCTTACATGCACATGAGCAATGTAAGACGAATAATTTTTTAAAATCTTGCGAGGACTATCGCCCTGTAGCCATGCATTGTTTGTATCAAGCATGGTCTTCACGTGATGCAAATTATAGTAGTCAATTAAATTGACAATTTCGCTAACAGTATGGAAATAGCGCCCGCCAAATGCTCTAGCAATTGGTTCAATGCAAAGAATGGCATCGTTTGCTTCCAATATTTTATCCATGCGACGCAAAGTGTTCATTAAACATGCAGGACTTCCCTTACGAAGACCTGGACTCCCAAGAATAAAACGCTTGATTCCCATGTAGGAACCAAGCTTAATCACGCGCAATAAATGTTCAGTAGTGGCTTCAGTATCTTCAAAACTTGCCACATTACTGCCAAAGAATAATGCCTGAGCGGAATATGTCCAAAGGCCATATTCCTCGCGATAACGTTTCGCAGTATCAGCCCAGTCTTGATTATTGGCGAAGATGCGGCCTGGTACGATTTCTAAAATATTAAACGCCCCTGCATTGGCGCTCAATATTTGATCTTCGTCCTCATCTTCCCAGCCAATAGCACTAATTCCGATAAGCATACAATATCACTAATTCCGATAGGAACGAACAAACACTTCCATCTTGGCCAGCATTTCTTCCTTGCTAGCAAAATATGGTCCTAAATTGTAAGCCGTTCGTGGGCCAATGCCCACTCGCGCTCGCGGAAACATGCGCTCAATAATGTCCTTTGTTTCAATGGGCTCGGAAAAGAAATTGTGATAGCCATCTTCTTTCACTTGCTCTGTATCGTGCCATAAATCATTGAGATCATACCACTGATAGGCACTGTCAATGTTGACATTATGAAGCTCGTTGTTGTTCAATAAATCGAACAAAATATTCTTCTTAATGCGATTATGAAACAATGCAGGAAGGCGGATAACTTTTAACTTTGCACTAGGAAAAGCTTCCCTTATTAAAAGCTCAAATATGCGGCGAGTGGTGCCGTAATTAATTTCATCAATTTTGGGCAGTTCAAACACATCTTTCTCATCGCTAAATATGTCGATGGTGGAATATAAAACGACTTCCCTGCATTGCCAATGTTTAATATCTTCTACGACAAGCTGCATGTTGGCAAAGTCTCGCAAGGGATCTTGATTGGCTTTCCATTTCTCCGCAGGAAGGCATGCAAGATAAAGCTTGTCAATCGTGCCTTGCAGCAGACGAGCACGATGGAGAGTGCGCGAATGGTAGCAATGATCAAAATTGTGACTATCTTGCAGCACAGAACCAATTAGCCCCGTGCTTCCAACTAATACATCCATGCTCAAACGGGCACTGTCGGTGCTTGCTGTCGCAGATACTTTACCCTACATTTGCAGTTGGAACGACACGCGCAACGCTGACCAGGCATGGGCAAACTGCCCATTGGCACCACGCCCCTTGCTGCATAGTTCAAACAGTCCTGACAATGCTTAGCTTGTGAGTCCAAAATGCGTCGCATCAGGCTATATCCTTGTCGCTCCTGGCGAATTCCAACGGCCTCCCAATAAGAGCCTCGCACGCTCTCACCGTACATGCTGATACGAGCAAGAGCCATGGGAGTAGAAACATTGCCAGCCAAAAGATCGCGAGCAAAACTCTCCAAATAACGATATTCCGCACGAAGTCGTTGACCAATTTTGCCCCATTCCGCAGGGCCCATACTATCTCGTCCACCACTACCAATAATTGCCACTTGCACATGGCTAAGCTTCAATGCTTCCCTAACGCTTTCCTGCCATTGCGAAAGCGTAATATCGCCTCGACTAAGCATGTTTGTAAAACGCCGTAAATTGCGATTAAGGCGAGAAATTCGACCATCAACCAAAGCCTCCACAGCAGATTCAGAAAGAAAACGTCCGTTAAGGCCGCGATAACGGCCACTAACAGGAGAGTAAGACCATGATGATTCGTCCAGACGAACAATGGCATCAGCGAATTGCGAGAGATCATTCAGGCTTTGCATCCTCCGCCTCCAAAATATCTTTGAAACGATCAGGCGCTTCTTCTTTCCATTGGTTCAATGCAGCGTCAATATCCTCTGCGGAAATCAAAGCCGCTTCGTCCAAGTCGGAAAGAATGAGACCCTCCACTTTCATGGGCTCCATTGCATCCACTTTGCTGCTCACATTTTTGGCAGGACCACGACGTTCGGGATTTGGGTCGGCCTTGCGCTTGCGGGCAACAATAGTCTGGCGCTCTTCTTTACTCAGGGCTTGAGCTTTAGCCTGAGGCAAGCATTTAGGCTTGCCTTCTTTTTCTGCACGGGCTCCGCATGGGCCAAGAATTTCGCCATTGGCGCCAATTCTCACCCACTTTTCATTAAACCATTGCTCTAAATCATCGGCGTTGATTTCGCCTTCATCGTTTTTAAAGGCACCACTCAGTGAACCATGCTTCTTTTTATAAGCCTGCTTGTACTGCTGCACCACATAACCACTGGCATAAGCCGAAGGCCACACCTTGAACTTAGACTTGGCCGCGCTCACCGCTTGGGAATGTAGCGTTTTGTCAGTGAATACCACATCGCCACGCACTTTCTCTAGATCACGAGGCAGAAACAAACCAGCCGCATCTTCTCGGCTGTCCTCTACTTCCCTGCTTCCGTCCATGGGAAGAGTGCCGTTCTCTTCGTTCAACGGATCACGCCCGCCAGGAGGCACCGCCATCTTTCCACCCTCTTTAAGGGTGGAACCACCCCCACCTTGAGTGGGCAGTTCGCGGATGACGGACGGATCTAAAGTGAGTTCCATTGACCATTCAGAGCCCCCATAGCGGGCATCTGCCACTTCCTTCGGACTCAGCACGCCAAGCTGGATGTAGCGCCCATCCACAGCCGCCACACGCGCCCGCACGTCTGCCATTTCTCGCTCATTAAGTTCAAACAATGGATTGAACGAAATGCGCCAAGATTCAGGCAACCGTCCATTCGTTGGGCCCTCTTTGCTCAGCATGATATATTCCATGAGCTTTTTAATGGGCCGCTTGAAATTGGTGCTCTGATAGTCGGCAAGCGTCTTGGCAAAATCACGCTCTTCGCTACGCCCCGTCGAACCAAGCCCACTTGGGCTTTCGCCAAACAACACCGTATGAGGAATCTTACTGGCGCCAATAATATCCACGCGCAGCTTTTCAAGCACCTCTCCAATGCCGCCAAAATTACGGCTAATAAATTCAAGCTCTTCCTTCTCCGCATCAATTGCGTAGCCGCGATAGATGCTCTTGCTCATATCATTCACTTGCAGACGATCCCTGACTGCACCTTCCTTGCCAGCCGCCAGCATCGCCGCTAAGCCCCTCACTTTATGCACAAAAATATCAAACTCCGTCAGTAACGTAGCTGCAGAATTTAAGCCAGTCCAATAATGTCTAAAACTGTCATAAACAGTCTGAAGACTGCTCATACCCCAGCCATAGTTTCGCTGACGAATACGATAAGGAAGCCAGTCCCCATCAAATCGTAAAATTCTATCTTTATGAATGTAAGTGAGCGTTGGCTCGTTAATTAAATCTCCAGAGATGATCTGATAATAAGTGGCTTTTGAATAGTCGTAGAGGTTTTCTTCGTTAATGACGGGAGCAATTTGCCATCGATCAAGGCATTCAATTTCCTCGACGCGGCGAATGTTACGTTTATCGACAGGCATGTAAGCGGGACGCCCATCGTCAATAAAAAGCAATAAACAAGCACCCCCATATAG